CGATGTTGTTGCTCAACCTTCGTATAGTAGCGGAGCTATTAATGGTACTAAAGAAGCACCTGTTGGTGTAGCTCATTTAGGTATTTGGGATACAGTTCATTACACTACAGACTTTACTGGTACTAAGGGTACCAATGCTGTTTGTGCTGCTGTTACACCTGGTGATTTTTTCCGTGTTGCTGCTAATTTAGAGTCAATGATTTCTACCAGTACTACAGATGCCGATAATGCTGATGTAGATGGACAAGTTTTACCTAATGTCACGACTCAAGTGGCGAGATGTGTGAAAGGTGTAAGTGCAGCTAAATGTAGTGCTAATACTAATAACACTACATTGTATCCAATTAGAATTAAACTTTTGATATAAACGGATTAAAGCACATTATAAGTGCTTCCGAAACTAAATGTATATAGGAGGAGTTGTTATTATGGATAGACAAGAAATGATGGAGCTTTTCAGAGCTACTGCTGAAATTCAAACTCCTGAAGGACTAGCTGCGTATAGAGCTTTTGCTGCTGCGTTGACAACTCCAATTCTGCAGAAGCTCGAATTGGAATCTATTATGAGAGATTTATTTGCGGTTGAGAGACTTGGGCCAGGAGCTCAAGCAGTATATCCAATTGCAGAAGATTTTGAAATTCCGGTTTGGGTACTTCCAGGACTGGGTTATGTAGCCCAGAACTTCATTGAGGGTATTGGGGAAGAGGTATATATTCCTACGTTTACCATAGATGCTGCTGCAGATTGGAAAATTACTTACGCGAGAGATTCTCGTATAGATATACCGCAGAGAGCTGCAGCTAGAGTGGCTAAAGATCTTGCTAATTATGAAGAAGAATGTGGTTGGCGAGTCATTATGCCTGCTGTTACATCAGCATTTTCAGGTAAGGGTCTTCTAGGATCAAGACCCGCTCCTATTTATGAAATAAACCCGGCTTCTACTGGAGCTGGCTATCTTTCTAAAGAACTTATTAATAAAATGATGGTCGGTTTTAAGAGAACTGGTAGAACATTGACAGATCTTTATGTTTCGCCGGAAGACGCAGCTGATATTCGCGAATGGACTGATACTGATATTGATCCGGTTACGAGAAGAGAGATTTTTCAGGCTGCCGGCATGGGCAGAATTTGGAATGTAAATCTCCACGAAGTACAACATTTAGGTGCGACTGGTATGTATAATATTAATGGTAGCACATCGTCTTATGGCAAGTTCTTAGCCGATGGTGCTAATGCTTATAATAATTATACACTGGATAATCCTAATGTAACAGCCGCTGATGGAACAATCACCACGTTGGGAGAAACACAGATTATTGGATTTGATTTAAGTGTTAATGATTCTCTTGTTATGCCTATTCGTAAAGACTACGAAGCTCATGATGATCCAACTCTGTTAAGAGTGCAAAAACAAGGATTTTTTGGTTGGGCAGAAATAGGATTAGCTTGTTTGGATAGTAGAATGATGGGAATGGGTGTTATTGATAGAAGTCTATAAAATTAAATAATATTAATCTCACACCGCTGCTTATGTGGTGGTGTGGGAGTAATATTTAGATGGTTGTTTATAATGTCAAATTATAAGGAAAAGGTTTGTTTGTTATGTGAGGAAAATTTTTCACCCAACAGTCCTAACCAAAAATATTGTATTAATTGTAAGGATGAGGGTAGAAAAATTGCTGATAGGAAAAGGGATAGAATCAGATCTAGGAAGAAAAATGGTTATAAAGAATACACTAGAAAATGTAAAGTTTGCGGTGTGGAATTTACTACTTATTATAGTAAAAAGAAATATTGTGGTTTTGATAGGTGTGAAGAAATAAGAAAATTTTTAAATTATGAGAATATTAAGCACGAAATATGTGATAGAAGAAGATATAAAAGAGCACATGATCGTATAAAGACAAATAGTATAAAAATAATAGAAATGACTAATTTTATTAATGATACTGGTTATAAAGTATTATATTATAATACAGATTGTGGTGTCAGTAGTCACAATATACTATTTACTTTATTATGTCCTAATGGGCATGAATGGAAGACTACTTTTCATAATTTTAAAGATAATAATAATAGATGCCTTTATTGTTATTTACAAAATAAATACACATCTAATATAGAATTATTGATAAGGAATTATTTTGATATTAATTTTCCATATATAAAAGTTGTATATAATGATAGAAATCAAATAAGTCCTAAGGAATTAGATATATTTTTTCCCGATCATAATGTTGCTATTGAATTGTGTGGTTTATATTGGCATTCAGAGGTTGGCGGTAATACCCCTAGAAAATATCATTATAATAAAATGATTAGTTGTTATGAGAAAGGTATTAGGCTCATTACTGTGTTTGAGGACGAAGTATATAATAAATTTGATGTAGTTATTTCACGTATACTTTGCGCTTTGAACTTGATATCTAATAGAATCTTTGCAAGAAAATGTATTGTTAGAGAAATAAATAATAAAGTGGCAAATGATTTTGTTGATTTATATCATTTACAGGGAAAAAGTGTTTGTAAAAAGGCATGGGGTTTATTTTATGATGATAAACTAGTAAGTGTTGCTACTATTGGAAAGGTAACTAGGCATCATACTGCTAAAGATAATGTTGTAGAATTGAAAAGATTTTGTTCATTACCTAACAATATAATTATTGGCGCCGCTCAAAAATTATTTTCTAGGATTGTGGAATATTGTAGGTGTAATGGTTATAAAGGAATTAAATCATATTCTGATATGAGATATTCGAACATATTTAATTCAGTTTATGAAATTTTAGGATTCAAATGTTTTGCTGTTAGTAAATATACACCACATTATTTCAAAAATGGAAAACGTTTTCGTAATATGTCTTTGAGAAAAACAGAGGAAGAAAGAGTTGTTAATAAAACAGAATTTGAGATTAGAAAATCTCAAGGATATGATCGTATTTGGGATTGTGGCCATAGGACTTATGTATATGATTTATAATATATTGTTTATATTATTTATGGTTATACTTACGGAAGCTATAACCGAAATTGTAACCAAATCTGATGTTTTTATTCCAATTAGAAAATTTTTTTTTAAAAGACGAAAAAATAATAAATTTTTTAATTGGATACATGAATTATTAGATTGTGGTTATTGTACTTCAGTATGGGTTGGATGGTTTGTAATCATCCTTTTTTTATACTTAGATTGTTTATTTCTAAGAATATTTTATGGTGGTTTGATTTTGCATAGATTATCCAACATTTTACATTTTATTGTCGATAAACTTGACAGGAACAATGATTTACAAATAGAAGAGGACAAGGAATAAATTATAAGAAAAAGGAGAACGACTATGAATGGATATGTTATAAATACTGCATCTATGTGGATGCATGCAATGAAGAGAGCTGTTGCTCCCGGCGCGCAAATTCCGCTTGATGAGTTATATAATCAATATGGTAAAAAACATGAGTTGAAAAAAGGTAAAGAATTTGTAGAGTGGCTGCGTAATGTAAAATTAAGGGGCAACGATAATTGGGATATAGTTATTGAAGGTAAAGAAGTAAAGAGTGATAAGAAAAAGGATAAGAAATATCAAACAGATAATATTATGGAACGGAGACTTGATATAAGCAAGATAGATATTAAGAAAATGGATATATCTGAAGTTGTTTCATTATCAGTCAGACAAGCTAGAGAGGTTGTGCCTAAAATAGTGGATGTTAAGCTTTTAAAATATTCATTAAAAGAAGCCACACCTAGATCTGGAAAGGATAGTCTTTGTCGTATATTAAAGAAAAGAATTATGGAATTAGAGACTCAAAGGAGGTAATTAAGATATACCTCCTACTATTAAAAAAAATACATTTAGGAGGTATTTATTGTGGCTAGAAGCTTACTAGAACAATTAACTCAGATTCAAAGATCTAGAACTTATGATGATTCAGTGTCAAATGTTAATAATTCTAACGTAGCAGAACCTACTGTATCAGGATCTTTGCAAGAAGATCTTAATGTCATTAGAACCCTAATGAAAGATATTAAAGGTACAGGTTATTGGTACAGTGATTTGGGGGGATATTTTGATCCTACTGATACAGACGCTGGTAATACGGAAAATAA